CTAGGTTTTAAAGTAAAGAATAAAAAAAGATATGTAAAAACTAGATGTAAAGCTAAGAATCATGAAGTTTGGACACAATGCTCCACAGTTTATAATGGGACTGTGTGCAAGAAGTGTAGCAGTGATGAACATAGACCACTGTTCACAAAAGCACAAATAGAAAAAAGCAAGGATAGGAATATAAAAAAGAAAGGGCTGATGTATGTAATTAAATGCTACAATGACACAGAATACTTTTTTAAAATAGGACACACTAGAAAAGAGGTAAAGAACAGATACCCTAATAAATCAACCTTACCCTACAAGTACAAAATATTAAAAGAAGTGCATTCTTCATTATACGGAGCCTCTAGTTTAGAGTGGGACTTACAACAGCACTATAAACCATATAAATATTTGGCAAAAATACATTTTAATGGATACACTGAATGTTTCTCTGAATTACCTGATTTAGAAAAAATCCTCAAAGAAACAATAGAAAGACTGGACAAGAAATTAAATATAAAATAGAATAGTAAACAAGGAGAGTAGAATGATTAGCGAAATAAATAAAGACATTTATTACGAGAAAGCAGAAAATGGAGCAGGAGTTCATTTTGATTTTATGGGATTTAGATTATTAACAGGATCTAAATGTGAGTGGGATGAAGAAACTAAGGAACTAATTTCCGATACAACATCCTACATGATACTACATTTCAGAGAGTTCGATGAGGAAGCAACTAAGTACTATGACATAACAGCAGAAGAAGCTTTTTCATTACTATCAGGGTATAATAGGTATACAGATAATACAGATGAATTACGAACACAACTTTTATTAGAAGACATTTTAAAGAGTATTGAACTGTAGAGCGAAGAGGAGGAATAGAAATATTACTCTTTTTTATTCCCAAACACTTGACACAAAGCAAAAAGTATGTAATAATATAGAAAATGATTAAGAGAGGAGAAAATATGACAGAATATAAAGAAGATCAAGACTATAAAGATATCCCAAGAAGCACGAGAATACTATGTCAACTGCAAATGGAAAAAGACAAAATACAAAGACATGAGGAAAAGTTTGAAGAGAGAAAGAAAGCACTGGAAGTAGAACAAAGGGTAGATATGCGCTTATTTTTAGATAAGATTCCATACATGCAAAGAGGACTCGAATTTTTAACAAAAGCTTATTTGGAAGCATTAGAAGAGGAGCACAAATGAAAAAGTTCAACATAAACAACTCGGTTAAAGTAAAGTTAACAGAGAAAGGAAGAACTATATATTATAATAGAGATGTAGAGTTAAACAAGTTCTATGGAAAAGAAGTAATCAAACCAAGATTACCCAAAGAAGACAAGGATGGATATTTCCAAATACAACTATGGGAGCTAATGAGATTGTATGGACCACATATGTTTAACGGATGTGAGCAGCCATTTGAAACAGAAATTATATTAGGCGATCCCATCTAAAAAAGGAAATAAATTGACAATAATAACAGGTGATACTCATGGAGATTTTCAAAGATTATCCAATATGAAACAGAAACCAACTCATGTAATCATACTAGGTGATTTTGGATTACTATGGACAACAGAGGATAACCAAGAATTATACTGGAAGAAATGGCTTAGAGAAAAACCGTTTGAAATAATCGCCTTACAAGGTAATCATGAGAACTTCTCTAGAATACACAACTTACCTAAAGTAGAAAGATATGGAAATACTGTTTATAAATATACAGATAACATATTTATTCTTATACATGGATTAGATTATTTTATAGATGGGAGACATTACTTCTGTTATGGTGGAGCAACATCTCTAGATAAAGCCTCTAGGAAAGAAAACATAACATGGTGGGAGGAAGAGATCCCTAATTACAGATATGAGCAACAAGCATGGGACACAATAGAGAATACTGTTCGATTTGACTCTGTACTGACTCATACAGCCCCTGAAGACGTTATAAATGAGTTAGGGTATAATTTTAAGTTTTGCCCTGTCTCTAGGCTGTTAGGAGAGTTCAGGAAGAGATTAGTTTGTAAACAATGGTTCTTTGGGCATTTGCACGAGGATAAAGATATTGAATTAAATAAAATTAAATATAAAGCTTTGTATAATGGATTATATGAAGTAGAGGAGAAAGTTTGAGAGAAATTAAAATGGTGAAGAATGAGCCTCAATGGAAAGATATATACGAGTACATTGAGTGGTATATAAATTGTTATCACACAAGTCTGTTCACATTCACCGAGTATAAATATGTGCATATAGGAATAAAGGATAGGGAGCTTGTAGTGTGTAGAAAAGATGGAACAATAGCAGGTTGGTTATTAAATTCACATATCCCCTTTTACTTAGTAGACAAACTATATGAAGAAGGGGATGTACCATATACACCTCCCCATACAGCATATATTTTATGCAAGGTTCATTACACAAGAGAAGCAATATGTACAAAGTGTAAGTGGTTTGATAAGGAGACTAGATGCCCTATTATGGATTTAATCACTGTAAAAAGGAATAGTCCCTGTGAATATTTTGTAAAGGAGAAATAAAAGCTAATGAAAGAGAAAGGATTAACAGTAGTAAGTTTGTTTGATGGGGTATCTGGTGGGCAACAAACGTTAAAGGAATTAGGCATTAGTATAGGAGATTACTATGCTTCTGAGATAGAAAAGTTTCCAATAAAAGTAACACAAGATAATTTCCCTGATACAATTCAATTAGGAAATGTAAAGGATGTATATTATAAAGATGGTGTATTATACACAAAGAATGAAGAGTATACTATAGGGGAAGTAGATTTAGTACTAGGTGGATCGCCTTGTAAGGATTTGAGCAGCTCAGGTAAACAAGAAGGTATGATCACAGAAGAAAAGATAGAACTACTTTCATTAGAGCAATACATAGATTTAAAAGACAGAGGATTCAAATTCAAAGGGCAATCATATCTATTCTGGGAATATATTAGATTATTAAGAGAAATCAAGCCTAAATACTTTTTACTAGAAAATGTTAGAATGAAAGATAAATGGAAAGATATCTTCACTAAGGAGACAGGGGTTGATTTAATAGAAATTGATTCATCCTTGGTTTCCGCCCAAGTTAGAAAGAGATTATACTGGACCAACATACCCAATGTAACACAACCCATAGACACTAATATAGGTTTAGATGATATTTTAGAAGATATTACTTTCACTTCTCCTGGAGCAATTAGAGGAAGGTATTTAAACAAGGCTTCTATAATAGGAAGGAGATTAAATGAAAGAGGTGTTAGGGATGACTATAATAAATCAGTACCTATAACACAGTGTTTAGAGGTTAGAGCAAGCAATACAAATAAATCAAATTGCTTAACCACAGTGGAGAAGGACAACGTACTAACTAATATGCCAATAGGAAGACATCCAGGAGCGTATACTAATAATTTACCCTATAGAAATTATACTGTTAAAGAGTATGCTAGATTACAAGGTTTTCCAGATGATTATTGTAAAAGTGTATCGGATTCACAAGCTAAAAAAGCGTATGGTAATGGATGGAATGTACCAACGATAAAACATATATTTAAAGGATTAGTAGAGGAGAAAGCATAAAATGGAGATGTTACCAGGATCACTAGAACGCATGGGAGATACAATAATAGTTCATTGTCATTTTTCATTGGGTTGGATAGTTAGTAAAGAGGATCGAACAAAGAAAGAGAATAAGAAGATATTAAAGAATCAGTTGTTTGATATGTTGGATGATGTGAGGACAGGATTAATTCATTATGACTTTGGAATAGATTTAACACAAGAAGTTATACCAATACCTTGTACTAAACCAAATAAGAATGAGAAAGTTCCTATAAACCTATATGAAGAGGAAGAGGAGTTAATTGCTGAGATGTATTTTGGTAATAGTATTTTTATTCCATCAGGAGATGTAGAGGATGGGAAGCAACAGGTATTACAAAGTATTAAAGAGCAGGTGATGCTTGTATATGAGTATTTAAAAGTAGATGAATATGTATGGGAAGAGAAGGAGTAGTGAGTTTGAGAGAAGAAGGAATAAATGTTTTAAGTTTGTTTGATGGAATGAGTTGTGGAAGAATTGCTTTAGAAAGAGCAGGGATTAAAGTTGCTAATTATTATAGTTCTGAGATAAAAGAACATGCAATACAAGTAGCCAAAAAACATTACCCACAAGATAATGTAAATAGACTAGGAGATATAATAAAAATAGAAACAAGTGAGTTACCTAAAATAGATCTAGTGATAGGGGGATCTCCCTGCCAAGATTTTTCCCAAGCCAACAAAGAGAGACTTGGAGACAAAGGGGTAAAATCAGGACTATTTTATGAGTACATTAGATTGCTAAAACAATGTGAGCCCCAGTATTTTCTATTGGAAAATGTTAGAATGAAAAAGGACCACCAAAAAATAGTATCGGACTTAATGGGAGTAGAGCCCGTTGTCATCAATTCAGAATTATTAGCCCCACACTTAAGACACAGGTTGTATTGGACTAATATACCATTTGAAAAAATAATAGCTGATAAACAATTACAACTAAATGATTTTTTAGTTAATGGATATAGTGATAGAAAAAAAGCTAGAACTCTACTTGAAAGTGATTCAAGACCGTTAGCAACACCAATTAAAATGGCTCATAGGTATTTTAATACAGGGTTTACAACATTGATTTTTAAATCTAAAGAACACTTTGAAGAAATAAAAGAGCATTTTGATAAGTATTTTAAAAAGAAGAGTGCAAAAGAAATTGACGAGCTTATAAAGGGAATGGATCTAGCAATGTATGAGGGCTTAAGATATATGACTAATAGAGAACGAGAAGCCTGCCAAACTGTTCCTCCTGGATACACAGATAGGCTAACGCAAAATGAAGCAGCTTGTATTCTTGGGGATGGTTGGACCATAGATGTAATAGCTCATATATTTAAAGGATTAAAAAATTAAATTAAAAATAAACTCAAAGATCAGGCACCTTATTTAAAGGGTGTCTTTTCTCGTATTTAAAATAAATAAGAAAGGATTAAAATTGGAAAGAGAAATAGAAGAAGTAAGGACCAAAGTGTGTCCTGCTTGTGAGATAGCTAAACCATTTACTAGGGAGTTTTATGGAAAGAGTGCAAGAAGTAAAGATGGGTTTATGCCAAGGTGTATAGAATGTGTAAAACATAAAATACTTCCAACAAAACCAACTCCCAAAGAGGGATACAAGATATGTAATGACTGTAAAGTAGAAAAACCCTTAACAAAGGAAAATTTTCATGCAGACAAAGCAAGTAAGGATGGGAGGAGGAATATATGTAAGGAATGTATTAAGGCTAAAAATATTAAGCCCAATGAGGATATAAGCATCACAAAGACATGCAATAATTGCGGGAAGCAGAAACCAGCAACCACAAAATACTTCAGCAAAGATAAATATAAAAAATATGGGGTACATACCATATGCAAAGATTGTGTAAATAGTAAAAACATACAACCAAAAGAAGACCCAAGTATACACAAAATATGTACCAAATGTGGTATCCCCAAGCAAGCAACGACTAAATTCTTCGCAAGGAGTAAAAGCTCAAAAGATGGACTAGAATCTCGCTGTAAAGATTGTAAGAAGGTGAAATCCCAAGAGTACTATAGAAGACCAGAAGTACAAGCAAAAGTAAAAAGCGAGGAGTACAGAGAAAAAGAAAAAATAAGGAGGGATAAACCAGAAAATAAACAAAAGATGAAAGAGTATAGGCATAAACCCAAAAATAAACAACGTCAATTGGAATATGAAAGAAGCCCTGATCAAAAAATGAAAAAGAAGGCTTACCAAGAAAAACCAGAGAATAAAAAGAAAATTAAACTAAGGCGACAATCAGAAGAGTATAAACAAAGAGCCAGCGAGAGTAGGAAAAGAATAAGGAAAACACCTGAAGGGAGAGTAAAAGAGAAAGAGTCATATGAAAGGAATAAACATAAAAAATTTGCACGTACAAAACATAGACGAGCCACAGAGCCATTATTTAAACTAAAATCAAATATGTCCAGAAATTTAAGATCGCAGTTAAAGAAAGTAGGAGCAACAAAAGAATGGACGATAATGACTTATGTGGGGTGCTCCAAGAAATACTTAGAGGAACAATTAAATAAAGGTATATACACATTGGAGCACTACAAAGAAAACAGTAAAGAATACGCTCCATATCACATGGATCACATCATTCCCTCTGCTTATTACTTAGCTAAATTAGAAATAGATGCTAAAGGTAACATAACTAAAGAAACAGAACCATGGCTTTACAAATGGTGGAATTATAGAAACCTTAGAATATGGCCAGCAGACTTAAATGAATCCAAGGGAGAAACCATAGACCGAGATTTAATAAAACAACACGGAATAGAAGATTTATTAACATTAGACTAATACTCAAGACTCTCTTAATCGAGGGTCTTTTTATTTATAACTAAAATAAATTCCCACTATGCTATAATAGAATATATAAAGCAAAAGAAAGGAATAATAAAATGGTAAGTACAACTCATCCAGAATATGAAAAAAATAAAGCAATTTGGGAATCAAACCGTGATTGCTATCAAGGACAGCAAAGTATAAAGGAAAAAACCACAAGATATCTCCCAATGAAAGGATATTGGTTAGGGTTAACAGAGGCTGAGAGAACGGAGTTATATACTCCGTTCTTACAAAGAGCTCTTTGGTTTGATGCAACCTACAGAATAGTCAATACTACCCAAGGATTGATTTTTAGAAAGAAAGTTTTTATAGACGGACCAAAAGAAGTAGAAAAATATGTAGAGGATTTTACAGTAGATAATCAGACATTAAACTCAGCAGCGATAGATTGTGTTAATGAGGTATTACTACAAGGTAGACAAGGAGTACTAGTTTCCTACCCAGACATAGATACAACGAATATGTCTAAACAAGAGGTAGAGGATAGAAATATTCATGCTTACTCAGCTCTGTATAAAACAGAAGATATTATAAATTGGAAATTAGAGAAAGTCGCTGGAAAATTAGTTCCCACACTCGTAGTGTTAACCGAGTTAGCAGATAATCCTGATAATACAGATATCTTTGATACAGCGAAGGTAACACTGCATAGAGTCCTACAGTTAGATGAGGAGGGGTATTACAAACAATCAACATACTATGTAACAAGTTCTCCTTCAGCCACAACCCCCTCTAGGGATGGAGCATTGGCAGGAGCAACATTACACTCGGAATACTACCCATTGATAAATGGAGAAAAGTTTACATACATCCCATTTTTTCCCATAACTCCCACAGGAATTTCCTGGAATATTGAACGAGCGCCCATGTCGGGGATAGCAAATATTAACATTTCTCTTTACCAAAATAGTGCAGAGTATGAAAGTGGAATTTCCATCACAGCTAGTCCGACATTAGTATTAAAGGGATATCAGAAGGATGAGAAAGATGGGCAGATAGTTTTAGGCGGAAACTCAGCTATATTACTTCCAGCAGATGGAGATGCAAAATTTTTAGAATATGAATCGGCTGGTTTAGGAGACATAGAAAAGGCCATGAATACTAAGAAAAAAGATATGGCTGTTCTCGGATTAAAAATACTATCTTCGGAACAAAATGTCAATGAAGGAGAGGGCGCAGCTAGTGTGAATTCTGTAGCGGAACAAGCAAGCGTAACGTCTATTGCGCACTCTGTATCTGAGGCATTAACACAAGCATTACAATTAATGGTAAAATGGGATAATCCAGATATAGATGTAGATGATGTTATTGTGAAGCTAAATACAGATTTTAAACCTAATGCCCTCACGGCCAACCAATTAAATTCACTAACAGTGCTTTGGAAATCTATGGGTCTTTCTGATTTAGAGATGTTTAACATATTAAAAAGAGGGGAGATACTTCCAGCAGAAATGACATATGAACAACACCAAAAACAACTAAAAGAATCTACATTTGCTACTATGTTTGCAGATGACACTGAGGATCAAAATTTCAAAGCCCCCGTAGACGCTAAAAGATTAACGAAACCCGAAGATCCAGGTAATCCGCAGGCCTCAAAGAGACCCGATGTAGATCCAGGCGGAGCACAAGATAGATAGTAAATAAAGGATTTAAAAATATGCCTAAAAAAACATTACAAGAAGAAACCTCAGATGTACTAGCAGAGAAAACCATAGAGGTTAACAAATTTGGTCAAGCTCAAAGAAAGAGAGTGTTGGATGAAATTTCAGCACTCTTATTTAGTATTAAGCAACAGCTTTTACAAGGTCCTGATGAAGTATCCCTTGGTGATTTAAGAAACATGATCAGAACAGCTAATAGAATGTTCAAGGAAGGTTTTAAAATAATTAGAGGAACTTATGAAGAAGAAGTCTTTGATCTATTACAGATGGCCTTAGAGGAAGAAACAGTATTATTACAAGGACTCTTAGATGATTACGAAGTAGACTACACAGTTAGAGAACCCTCATATGTACTCGCTCAGAGAAGACTAAAGGATACACCAATAGAGGACCAGACATATGAAACATGGTTCAATATTTGGTCAACGAAAACTAACGGACGTATGAAGTCAGGATTGTTTACAGAGTATGGATTAGAGAACGATAGAGAGACTATTGTTAATAATGTTTTTGGGCGAGGTTCAAATCCTTTAAAAGCCCAAACTTTCCTTCGGTCCTCAGCAGACATGAACGGGCTACTTATTACTATAATAGGTTCAACTAATTCCGTATCAGCTTATTCTGTAGCTCAATCCAATACAAGTATCATCGAAGGAAGTCAGTGGAATAGCTGCCTATGCCCAACTACTTGCCCAAGCTGCGCTTCACTTCACTCCAGTATTAGATACATAAATGGACCAGATGAGACCGATGGAAACGAAATTCCTTTACATCCCATCTGTATGTGTTTTTGGACATATTTATACAAAAACCCAAAACACATGAATGCGAAAGTGCCTTTAAACGCACGTTCAGCTATAAACTCAAAAAAAGGGTTAAAAAAATTCCCACTATGGTATAATGGACTCAGTACAAAAAGAAAGATAGAGTTATTTGGTAAAACAAAGCATCGGATGCTTGAATCAGGCGAGATAACAATCAATCAAATACTATCGAGGAAGAACCGACGGGTGTACACCTTGGAAGAACTAAAACTAAAAGGTTACAATGTAGCCGAAAAATAATAAGGAGTCATAGGAATGGCATATACAGAAGACGTAGCAAAAGCTTTGGAAGTAATTGAGGACGCAACAGTAAGAGAGACATTAAGAATTGAGTTAGATAAAGCTCATGCAACAGACATAGCAGGATTAAAAGATAATTCTGATAAGTTACTTAATGAGAAACAGGCAATTAAAGGTAAATTGGATGATGCAACTAAAACTCTAGAAGACCTAGATGGAATAACAGTTGATAAGTACAAGGAGCTTGAAAAAAATATAGCCGAATTGACAGCTAATCCTGGGGATCCTGAAAAGTTAAGGCAAATAGAAGCAGTAGCAGAAACAAAGCTTAGACAAACAAAAGAAGAGCACGAGAGTATGGTTAAACTAAAAGATATGGAGATAGTAGAATTAACTACTCAGACTACTTCATTAAACAGAGAAATAGACAGTGCATTATGTTCAGGCGAACTATCAAAAGCATTAGATTCTGTTAATGTTGATCCAAAGTTTAAATCCACTTTAGTAAGTGCTTTAGGAAAAGAAGTATTTGTAGACAAAGTAGGGGAAGAGAGAAAAGTTAAGTTTAGATTTAACAACGCTCCTTTTGATATAGTACAGGGAATTGAGACTTGGGCTAAAGAGAAGGAAAATCAAATCTGGATTAGTGCTGTGAATAACAGAGGCGCTGGAGCAGGTGGTTCAGGAAATGTAGCTGGATATAGAGATATACTATTTAAGGACATGACCTTAGAACAAAGAAATGATCTTTTTAGAAAAGACCCAGCTAAATTCAGGGAAAAGAAAGCTAACGGTTAAGTTAGATTAAAAATAACAGGAGATAAATAAATGTCAACACAAATTTCAGATGTAGTAATACCAGAGGTATTTGCAGATTACCTAATGGAGCCTATTTTAATTAAGAATGCTCTTTTCGATTCAGGTATGGTAGAGTTCGATGCCCTTTTAGCAAGTAAGCTAGAAAAGGGCGGAACAGATTTTAAATTCCCTTACTGGGGAGCAATGGACAATGATGCACTAGAATTACCTACTGAAAATGTAGAGGGGACTATTAACAAAATCACAACTGACAAGTTAATTGTACCTAGACAATTCAGAGCGTACAACGCAGGAGCAGATAAGTTTGCATCAATCCTAGCAGGGGATAATGCCATGACAGCAATTCAAGAAAGAGTTGTGCAGGTTTGGAAAACAGGTATTCAAACTACTATAGTTAAAACTTTAGAGGGTATCTTAACAACTGCTGGGGCAGGATTAGTTAACGATGTAGCAATGCCAGCAGCGGATTTAGATCCAACAGTAGCGAACAACATTTCACCAGAAGCTATTATAGATGCTAAAACTCTTTTAGGAGACCAAGCAGGTAAGTTCACAGGTATACTAATGCATTCAGCTGTATACGCAGACATGTTAAAGCAGAATATCATTTCTTTTGTTTCTTTATCAGAGCAAGAACAAGAAATGCCTTTCTACCAGGACATGAGAGTTATCGTAGATGATAAATTATACAACTTTTCAAGAACAGCAACGTCTACAACTGTTTTCCCTGTATACACTACTTTCTTACTAAAGGCAGCAGCGTTCAAATATGGTGATTCTGATGCAGGATTTAAGCCAGTACACATCGAAGTAGATGAGACTAAAGGTGTAGGAAGTGAAAAGCTATATACTAGAAAAATGTTCGCTTTAGCTCCAATGGGATTCTCATGGACAGGTACAGCAGCAGCAGAAGAAGGACCAACAGATACAGAACTAGCAACTGATACTAACTGGGCTTTAAAATATGATATCAATACATCAGGTATGGTAGCAATCTACTCTAACGCAATAGTGTAGAGTAATAAAAGAGGGAGGGTTTAATTATCCTCCCTTTATATTTAAAAGGAGATAAGTAAAAATATGGACACACGAGGTTCAGGCAATAGTACTAGAGCTAATAGAGTTTTATTAGCAAAGTTACAAGCCTTAGAAAATATAGTTACAGCCCAAGGTAGACAGCTAGACATGTTATTTGCTGAAAAAGGTTCTGTAGAAGCTGAAGTAGCTAAAACAAAAACATTAGATGAGTTAAAAGTAACAGAGTTAAAAGCATTAGCATTAGAAAATGGTATCGATGATACAGATTTTGGAAATAAAAAAGCCCCTTACATTAAAGCTTTAAAAACAAAGGGATTAGAATAAGAGAGGATTTTAGATGGCATTTGTTGTTGAAGACGGAACGGGATTACCTAACTCCAACTCATACGTAACAGTATTAGAGTATAGAGATTATTACACAGATAGAGGTATAGACAAAATATCTGAGACAGATGCACAAATCCAAGGATACCTAGTACAGTCCACAGAATTTATAGATTTAGTTTATGAGTTCTGTGGTACTAAATTATTAACTACACAAGCTTTAGATTTTCCTCGTTTGATTGAGGATGAAGATGGTGTAGAACAAGATTCAGGTATACCACAGAAACTTAAATATGCAACTATTATAATGGGAAATAACTACAGTGGACTATCAGTAGGTGGTTCTGTATATGTTGACCCAAATAAAAATATAAAATCATTAAAAGAAAAAGTAGGTCCTATTGAGACAAATACAGCATATGTAACAGATGGGTATAAACAAAGTACCTCGGTTACAGCTAGATATCCTGAGGTTACAAGGTATTTAGAGGACTATGTATGTGATGATGGATTATCTAATAACCAAATGAGGGTTACTAGCGGATGACACAAGAAGCACAAATAGCCTTAGCGGCCAAGTCTGTCTTATTAATAGCCGAATCAGGCTTCTCTATAACAAGTACTAAACCTAATAAAGGGACATATGATCCTGATTCAGGCTTTACATCAGGAGGTACACCAACCAATTCATTTGGAGTAGCTATCGAAACAGAATACGAAGAAGGATCCGTTCCTTCATCTATAGCTGAGAAAGTTGTTAAAGTTATCATGGCTGTAGAGATAGACAAACCAGTAGCTAATGTAGACACAATTACAGTTAAGGGAG